ACACGCTGCTGGCCTGCCTGCTCAGCGGCACCCGTGCGCAGTCCGAGGCGGCGCGGTACGAGCTGCAGAGCCGGTTTCTGCGGGACAACCAGCGCAGGTTGCGGCAGATTGAGGATCAGCTCTGGCAGTCGCTGGGCGACCGCGAGCCCGAGTTCTACGACGACATTTAAGGAGAAGACTGTGATCTACGGCACCATGAACCTGCACAACGTGCGCGAGATCCGCGCGAAGAAGCAAGTCGAGCACGTCGATGCCACTTGGCGCACCATTGTGTTCGTTGACGCTGACGGGCTGGAAATGTCGGTCACCGCATTCCCGGCCGACGACGCGAAGCCACTGGTCATCATCGACGAGGAGCAGCAGTCGTGATCCTCGAAACCGCCACCCAGCGCGATGCCGACTGGTACGCCGCCCGCGTCGGCAAGGCCACAGCCAGCCGATTCCGCGACGCCATCGCCGCGCTGAAATCCGGCGCACCAGCGCAGGCCCAGCGCGACTACGCTACCGAACTGGTGGTCGAGCGCCTGACGCAGCAACCGGCGCAGCGCTACGCCACCGCAGCCATGCAGTGGGGCACCGAACAGGAGCCCGCAGCGCGTGCGGCCTACGAGCGCGTCACGGGCATCAGCGTCGAGGAGACCGGCTTCATCGCCCACGACACTCTGCTGGCTGGCTGCAGCCCGGACGGCCTGATCGACTGGGACGGGCTGATCGAGATCAAGTGTCCGTACAGCAGCGCGAACCACATTGAGACGCTGCTGCGCGGCATGCCTGACGAACACATCCCGCAGGTGCAGGGGCAACTCTGGATCACTGGCCGGCAGTGGTGTGATTTAGTGAGTTTCGATCCCCGGATGCCCGTTGAACTGCAACTGCACGTTCAGCGCATCCAACGTGACCCTGGCTTCATCGCCGACCTGGAGGCCAAGGTTACGTCTTTTCTGCAGCAGGTCGGCACCCAAGTCGAGGCGCTGCGGCGTCTCGCGGAAAGCAAGAAATGAGCGAAACCGTCACCACAACGAAGCGCGCCTACGTCCGCACGCTGAAGACCTACGTCGTGTCACAGACTGGAGAAGAAGACCGCCTGGTTCGCGCCTACACGCCTGCCGGCGCCCTCGGGCACTGCATGCCGCAACTGCAGGTTCGTCTGGCGTCGCACGACGACATCATCGAACTGATGGCCGGCGGATGCCCGGTGGAAACCGTGGGCCTGCCCGAAGCCGTCCCCGCCGACGAACCCGCCGGCCTGACTGACTGAACCCACGGGGCGGGAAACCGCCCCATTTTGGAGCACACCTGTGGCATTTGTTGACCCAAGCAAAGACATTCGCCCAGCCAGCTTGGATGGCATCAAGCGACTTGCCAAATCCATAAAGCGAGGCTTTGACATTCCACACCATCAAGCGCTGGATGCGGCTGCTAAGGCTGCCGGCTATGAGAACTTTGGCCACGCACGCAACGTTTTGGCCAATCAAACGCCTCCATCAATGGATGCGCAACAAGCCCAAAAGGAAAACGCATGACCGCACTCGTCCCAGTAGACCAGATCGAACGCATGGCCGTCAGCGTGGCCCGCTCGGGCCTGTTTGGCGTGAAGACGCCCGACCAGGCAATGGCCCTGATGCTGATCGCCCAGGCCGAGGGCCTGCACCCCGCTATCGCCGCGCGCGACTACCATGTGATAAATGGCCGTCCCGCCCTGCGCGCCGACGCCATGCTGGCCCGCTTCCAAGCCGCAGGCGGCAAGGTGGAGTGGGGCGAGTACACCGACACCAAGGTCGTCGGCAAGTTCTCGCACCCGTCTGGCGGCAGCGTTGAGATCGCGTGGACGACGAAGATGGCCGAGTCTGCCGGCTTGACGCGCAACCCTACGTGGAAGTCCTACCCTCGCCAGATGCTGCGCTCGCGCTGCATCTCTGAGGGCATCCGCACCGTGTTCCCCGGCGTCGTTGTCGGCACCTACACGCCCGAGGAGGTCGAAGACATGGCCCCCGCGCCGCGCCAAGCCCCGCCCCCGCCCGCACCCGAGCCCGTGGAAATCGTCATTGACGCCGACAAACTGCTGGAGCAGATCGAACTCGCCAGCACGCTGGAAGGGCTTGAACTGCTCCGCGCCGACATCCGCCGCATGCCGAAGGGCGACGACCGCAACCGCGTGATCGCCGCAGCCACGCGGCGCGTGGAGCAAATCCGGGCCGAGCAGGAACCGCCTGCCGGCGACCCGCAGATCATCCAAGCCGAGGAGGGCACGGTATGAACGCGCCAGTGATGACGCAGGCCGAGGCGGCGCTGCACTACCGTCTGCAGGCCGTGCAGGACATGTACGCAGTCGCTGACGACCGCGCCCGAACCGCCCGCGAGCACATCGACCGCCTGCTGGTGGCGATCTACGAACTGTCGTTCCCGCTGCTGAGCCACCCGGAGCACGGCAAGGCCGCCGGCAAGGCGCACGACATCGCCGCCGACATCGAGGACTACTGGTTTGCCGAGGAGGCTACCGATGACGACGAGTGACACGCTGCTGACCGAGCAGCAGCTAGCCGAGCGCTGGCGCGTCTCGCAGCGCACGCTGCGGCGCTGGCGATCCACGGCTAGGCTGCCGCCGCACATCCGCATCGGGCACCCTGTCGTTGGGCGTGTGCTGTACAGGTTGGCCGATGTGCTGGCGTTTGAGGAGCGTTCGCGCTGGGGAGGTGGGGTATGAGCACGCTACGCGAAGTTGCCCAGCAGGTGCTGGAGGCGGCAGAAAACCGGCTCCCGTTGATTGGGCAAGCCGCCATCATTGACGAGTTAAACGCCCTCCGCGCCGCGCTGGAGCAGCAAGAGCCTAACCTGCGCAACGCCAACCCAATCGGCCTCACTCCACCTCAGAAGGCTCTGCAAAGGGAGCAATTTCGCGCTGACGCGCTGGCGCAGGAGGAGCAGGAGCCGGGCGTGTGTGGCCGGTGTGGCGGGTTAGTTTATGACCCTGTGGTGGCGCAGCAGGAGCAGGAGCCGGTGGCGTCCGCTTGGATTCACGACGGAGTGATGGTCAACGCTTTTCCGTGGCCACCCGGCGATCCGAGAGGGTGCGATGGGGACCAGTATTGGCAAGGCAAAGGCTATGCCGCATCCCCCCTCTACACCCACCCACCCCGCCGCGAGTGGCAATCGTTGAGCGAGGCGGAAGTCAAGGCGTGTCTGCGCATACCAGCAGGAAGAGACGAACTGACTCGGCTGGAGTTTGCCCGCGCCGTCGAGGCCGCGCTAAAGGAGAAGAACAATGGCTGACCAACCCGAAGCCCTGCGGTTGGCTGATGCGCTTGAGGGCCGCGCCGAGCGGGCGTGGACGAGGGCGGAGGTCGCCGCCGAACTGCGCCGGTTGTTTGCCGAGAACGAGCGGCTGCACCAGATTAACCAGTCCCACGAGATGAAGCTGTCTGTGCGCGGGTATGAGATACAGATTGCGGATCTGAAAGCCGAGAACGAATCCCTCAAACGCACCCTAGCCGCATCATGCGACGAGGAGCGAGATCAGTTGTGGGAAGCAAGCCCTGGAGGCGGATGCTCTCGGGCGCTTAGCGCGGAGGCGGTGAATCGGGAACTTCTGGAGGCGTTGAAGGGAGTACTCGCCTTACCGGCTATGCAAAGCACAGCCGACGGCACCATGTCGTTTTACTCTGCCGTGCGCGCCGCTGACGCCGCAATCGCCAAAGCAGAAGGGGAGCAGAGATGACTGACAAACACACCTGCTGCGGCAAGGTTTGGGGTGGGTTTGGTTTTCATCGCTGCGGCAGAGGCGCAAAGTACGCACACATCACGCACGACGGCTCCGACGACATCCGCGAGACCGGGGTTGCACGGTGGGCATACGAGATGGCAGACGCCATGCTGGCAGAGAGGAGCAAGCCATGAAACTCACCCCGTGGTTCCCCGCCAAAGTCAACCCCGTCAGGGCGGGGGTGTATGAGATCAAGGAAGACGACCCGCCAGCTTGGTATCGCCGCTGGGATGGCGAATGCTGGTACGTAGGAGACGCAACGCCGGAAAGGGCAGCGCAGGAAACTATTGTCTTGGCGAGCTGGCTTAGAGCGCCTTGGCGCGGACTCGCGGAGGAACCGAAATGACCACATGGCACAAAGGCCCGCCACCTAGCATAGGCTGGTGGCAGGCGAGTATGTTCTGTGACCTAGGCTGCTTGCGTTGGTGGGACGGCGAATGCTGGAGCGCCGGTGCTCGCAGTTATATGACGGCAGAGCAAGCGGCAGTAACCGCCGAGAGAAAAACATGGCAAGGCGACATCGAATGGACCGAGCGGCCCGCATCGTGGCCGGAGAGGAGTAGGACATGACCAACGACGACATCGCTGCACTGATAAACGACACTGCAGGCCAGCACTGGGGCGACGAGGCCCATTTCCAGCGGTTTGCCGCTGCGTTTGAAAACGCTTTGCAAAAGCGTTTCGTGACCACCTCAATGCCGGCAATCAGACTGGCGATGGAAGCAGAGCGCAAGAACGGCGCCGCAGCAGAACGCCAACGCTGCGCCCAGATCGCCCGCGAGTGGGACATAGCTCACCCGATCACCAACTTCGGAGGGTGCATCGCCCGCTTCATTGAGGGTAACAACCCATGAAACCCAGCCACCTAACTACACCACGCACGCTAGCCAACTGTACTTTCACTGTCGGCTACAGCATCGCAGAGCCGAGGCGCTACAGCCAAGCGCCAGGGCTTATCATCGTGGCCTGCATTCTGGGAGCCCTGCTATGGACGTTGCTCTGACCATTGACATCATCGTCTGCGCGGTGCTGGCCGCTGCCGGTGCGCTGCTGTTCTGGCCGCAGCTATGATCCCGCCCAGAGGCTGCGACCAGCAGGGTCGCTATCCCGAGGCCGCCGAGGCTTGCACCGAACTGGGCGCCGACGACATCACCGACGCTGCCCGGTTCGTGATCTGGCAGGTCGTGTTCGCCGTCATCATCGTGGGCGCTATCGCTGGGGCGGCGGCGCTGCTATAGCGTCGTAGGCCCGTTCGCAGGCCGCGCCGGCAGTGCCGCGAGCGTCGGCTACGGCAGCAAGCTCTCCAGCCGCTTGCGCAACCCCTCGGAGCAACTGGGTGAGCACAACTCCGGGGTCTTGGGCTGCCGCGCCTCCGAGGGCAGGGGCGGCACTGTCGCGCTGGGGATTGGCGCACTGGGCAGCGATGACTTCGGCACGGCGCTGCAGGCTGTCAGCAGCACTGCGAGCGCGGGCAGCGTCAGCAAACGCAGCGCGGATTCGGTTCTGGGCATCGGTCTGCACCTCCGTGTGAGCGGCCTGCCAGCGGGCCTCTAGGGCTCGCGCGGCTTCGCTGGCTGCCAGGGCCTCGGCTACCAGCTTCTCGCGCTCCTGCGCCCGTTCTTCGCGTTCACGGGCCAGCGCTGACTGAGCCCGCATCTCGGCCCGCGCTGCTGCGCGCAGTTCCCACAGCAGCGTGCCCGACAGCACCACCAAGCCGGCGCAGGCGACGCCGAGGGCGTATGCGACGGGGCGGTAGATCATTGGCCCAGGCACTGCCGGTTCTCAGCCTGCCGGCGCAGCGTCAGGCCGCGCAGTGGCTCACCACGGAAGCGATCCCAGCGCAGGATCTCGGCGCAGGCCCCGGCGTAATCGCTCGCGTTCAGCCGGCGCACCAGCGTCGATGAGCAGAACGCCCCCGGCCCGATGTTGTACGCTAGGCTCAGAAAAGCGTCGTACTCATACTGATGCAGCGGCACGCGCACGCACTGGCGCAGGGCGCCCTCGAAGCGCTGCACATCCTGCAGCTTGCGCACCAGAGCCTGCACGGGCTCAATGGTGTCGCCGGGTTTCACGCCGTCAGTGGTGCCGTATCCGATGGTCGGCACATCGCCCTTGACCGGGGTATACGCCTCGCCACGGTAGCCCTCATGGACGGCGATGCCGACCAGAGCAGACGCAGAGAGCGTCAGGGCGCCGATGACGATGCGGGCTTTCATTCAGTATCCGGCGCGCGCTGAAAGTGCATCTTGCCCCAGCGATACAGCAGAAAGCCGATCTGCAGCACCAAGTAGATCAGCGTCGCCCACAGCACCAAGTCATTGATCGGCATCCCCGCCACGGTTGCGCCGGCAACGGCAACTGGAGGCGAGGCCTTAGCGGCTTCGGCGGCGATGTCGGCTTTCTGTTGCATCGTCAGGCTCATAGCTGATGTTCGGCCGCGCGGGCTTCGAGTTCCATTGGATGGTTGCGGTATCCGTAGCGAACCAGGCCCCACAGGTACGTGACATAGTATCGCAGCAAACCCATGCGTTGATACTGCTGCCAGTGCTGCCGCTCATGCTGGACCAGGCGATGGTTGCCGAGGTGTTCCGGCAGGATGTAAATCCCCCACGGCGCCAGCGCCACGCCTGCGAAGCCGAAGCGGCGCAGGAACCAGGCGATGATGTGGCGGGCTGGGCGGGGGATCATGGGGCGAGGTTGTTGCGGTTTTCGGCGCCAGGCATGGCGTTGACGCCGCCTCTGCTGGCCTCGGCCTTGGCGGCGCGAGTTTTCGGGCCTTGTCCGCCGAGAACTTGCGGCCTGCCGGGGCGCAGCCTTTCCTCCAGAGCCTCCAGCGCACCTGTCATCCGAGCGCGAGATTCGCGGATGTCGGCCAGTTCTTTGTTCTTGCGCTCGATGTCTCGGGCCAGCAGGCGCAGGTTGTCGCGGTTGGCAAGCTGCTCTGCCAGCAGAGCTTCTTTCCGGGCCAGTGCCTGATCCCGTTCTCTGGCCGACTTGATGGTGCTCTGGACCCATTCGCGGTCCTGCATCTTGGCGGCAATGGTTTTCTCATCCAGTGCCTTGAAGCCGGGGGCTACGTCGGCGAGGTCAACCTTGGTGCGCTCCCATGCGACCTTTTCCGATGCCGTCAGATTGAACTTCTGATCGCGCGCTACCTTGTCTGCGGCTGACGCCAAGTCCGACCCGAAGTCCCGGAAGGTCTCTGGTGTTGCGCCTTTCAAGCCTTGGCTGCCCTCACGGAATCGGCCCGTCACCGGGTCAAAGTCCAAGATCACTTCGCCGGTCGCCGGCCTGCGCGTCGCGGCTTCTGCTGCAGCTTGCTGGGCCTCGGCTTCTCGGCCAACGGCGCGAGAAACACCAGCGCGACGGATGTCCTCAGCCCGAAGCGTTGCCATCGTGCTTTCTGCGCTGGGGGCCGGGAGTTTCGGCGGCCCGCCCTCCGGTCCGACAAACTGCGCAGTCGGCGCTTGCCGTGGCGCCGCAGCGGGCGCTGGCGGCGGAACAAATGTTCCCTCAGCTGTGCGCCGCAAAACCTGCGGCTGCCCTCCCATGACGAAAGCGCCAGCCTCCGGCATCAGCAGATTCTGCGGCGCCACATAAGGCACCAGCGCGTTTTCCGCCTCTGGCTCAGGCGTCGGGAAAATTCGTCTATCCGGCGGCGCGGC